TAAGTATAAAGTGCGTAACGAACCGCATCAGCCATGTGAGAATATTTATCGTGTAGTGGGCGTTCACGTTGGAGCCCCTCACGTTGATCCCAACGATACTGATCAAACATTGCACGTACATTGGTACAATGAGGCGCAACCTTTAATCGACCTTGCTGTAGTAAGGTTTGTATATAAGCAATACCAGGCAGCACATCTTTTTTGGCTTTGGTAGTTGAAATGTTATAAAGGTAAGCTAAATCCGACGCAAACTGTGCAGCAGCCGAGTCAACAAACACAACTTCAACACCATGGAGTTCGTTTAAGCGTGAAAACTCGGCTGCATGTTCAGCAGTGGTCTGCTCTGATTTTAAGTATTCATCGACAACATAAAAGCAATCGGTGTTCCAATCATAAACGATAACGCAATAAGCAGTATCATCTCTGTAGCCAGGGTCACACCCAGCAATTGCTTCGCCTTTAAGGTCTTGGGGAATTTCACAAACATCCGTATCCTGCAGTGCATAAATCTGACCCTCAAACACAGTAAAACTGGCGAGGTACTCTTGTTCAAACTCGGCACGTGACATTGATCTGCGAGCTTCTGCTACGTCTGATTCAGCCATGCGAGTATTTTCAGTGTAATCAGCTTGCAGGCTAATCCACTCGGGGAAGCCTGGATCAAATCCACGATTCCAAAATTGTGAAAACCAGTTGTTACGACCACGAGGTGTGGATATAAAAATGGCTTTCGCGTTGGGTTTGTCTAGTGTAGGGCGCAGCGCTACGTTAAACGCAGCTTCGCCGCCTTCGCCTAGTGCAGCCTCGTCGAATATGATTAAGTCATACGATCGGCCAACAGTACTATCAACGGTACCAAGAGAGCCCATACGAATGGTAGAACCGTTGCTGAGTTCGATAATCTTGTCCTTGAGATTGTCTCGCGAGACTTCGAGGTCAAAGTGTTTGATGAGTTTGCGTTGGAGTTCAAAGGATATTGATGAAAGGTTATAGTTTGGTGAAATGATTAGTACATTTGATCCAGGTACTAAGGTTACCAATTGACCGATTACGTTGGCAATATAAGTTTTACCTAAACGTCGTGCAAGGGCAGCACAGATAAACCTGTACTTGGGATCATTAACTGCATTGATTAGTGCAACCTGTGGGCGGTTGATCGTATCGTAGATGTTGAGCAGTTTTAGGTAGTTTGTTATGGGTAGCTTAATAAACCTCTGTTGAGGGTCGAATTCTTGTATAACATCTACATTTACGTTTTCACGTGAGACTAGGAGCATTAATATTTTCCTGAGGCAAGTACGATCTTGCAGATGTGTTCTAAACGCTCAATGTGTTCGTAGGCTCTCCAAGGTGAGGTGTCAACCGCAATTACTCCGTGTCGGTCCATTCCTACTATGTTGTATTCAATGCTACCACTATTTTTGTTGTAACCTAGTGCACTAATGCAGGCATCTGCTAGTTCCTGCGATATAGGAGGTAGTAGTGGCACATTGGGTGCTACACTGGTATATCGGCTAAGTTCTGGAAATTCTTTTAAGAGTTCAGGTAGTTGAATGCCTGCATACATTGCGGCTACAGTATATGTTGGGTGAAAGTGTAAGATTACTCTGACTTCAGTATCAATCTTTTGCTGAAGCCCAAAGTGCATAGGCAACTCGCCACTAGGCTTTAAGTTATGACTAATGTCTGTGTACATTAGTGGAGTTGCGTATAAACCATAACCAGTGGATCTAAGACCCATCTTTTTAAACTGATCTGGCTGTAGCGTTTGTTTACGTGTTCCCGTTGGAGTAACATAAAAATGGTCACGATCTTGGTGACGTATTGAGGCATTGCCGTCTCGACTTGTAATCCAGTTGCGCTTATAAGCATCTGTCATTACTTCACAAATTGTTTCTAGCATTAAATTCCTTCTCCTGTGATTAATCGTTGTACTAGCTGTGAGTACTTGGATCCGTCTAGGGCATCGTTGATTTGTACGTTGACTTGCTTTTGTGGACCTGAAGCTTGTTGGGCTTTGGCCAGTTGAATCTCGCGATCCATTAAGTCCATTGACATTTTGTGTGACATTTGCAGCAATTCAGCAATATCTTTGGTTGATCCAGTTTGTGATTCTTCCAACTCTGAAAACTTTTGTTTGATTAGTGCATCCATGGCACGTCGCATAAGAAAACGGTTGTTGTAGCCTGAGTCGAAGAACACCGAGTCAATATAACTTTTGACCTCACGTTTAGCTAGGATGTTTGTTACCACTTCAGGGTCGATATCTAATTCTTGGGCAACTGCACGAGCATCGTTTAATTGTAGGTATGCATTGGCAACTTCCAGCGCTTCTGGAGAAATGCGTACGGTTTCGGCAGGTAGGTGAGTTGTCATGGTTGTATCCTTTAGGGTTCATTATAACATTTTGGGTAGATTTTGGCAAGTGTGGATTTTGGCACCGTAGCCTTTTGGAGAATTTTCCCAAAATAGGCCGTGTCGAGGGGTGCATAGGCGTGGGGTAAAAAATAGTCTCTTAACCGCCCCCGTAGTCAATAGGGATAAACACCTATGTTGTATTTACACACACTTGATTTATTCTAGGTTATTCGTGTATAATAGAATACATGATGACAAGGGAATTCAACATGAAATTGATAACAGAAATTTTACAAGCTATTGTGTTTGTTGCAATAACCTTTTCACCATTGTGGATATGGCTTGCAATGATGAAGCCCTTGTGATATAATAGATTTTTAAGGAGAAGTAAAGATGACTACGAAAACTGTAAACTACACGCCCGAGCAAACTGCTCGCATGGTTGCCGACTATCAAGCTGGCATGACAGTTGAAACGATTGCCGAATCATTCGGCAAAACTGTTCGCTCTGTTGTTGCAAAATTGAGCCGTGAAAAGGTTTATGTTGCTAAAGCATACAAAACGAAATCAGGCGAGACACCGATTAAAAAAGATGTACACGCTGATTTTATCGGTAATGCATTGGGCTTGACCGAAGCCGATACAGAATCACTCACTAAAGCGAACAAAATTGCTTTGATGAAAATTGCTGATTTTATCAAGGCTGAAAAGACCTTGTGATCAATAGGGGCTTTTGCCCCTATCTTGACTTTATTTGATATAATAGACCTATGAAAAATTTTGAAATTGTTGAAAGCTATTTAGCTAAGAAGTACCCTAATAAACCTTATGCTATCCGTGAGGGTAATCGTTGCGTTTGGGTTTCTATGGGTTTGGTTGAAATGTACTTTATTGTAAACAATAATGTAATCACAGATATACAGGTTGACTAATGACAAATACTGAAATATTTTATGTGTGCCTAGCGGTTATTGCGTTTGTGTGGGTTAAGATCGCACTATTGATTTGGTTTTCAAAATGATTAGATCAGATAAAACAAGATTATTCCAGCTTATGCTTCAAAATGAATTTAAGCTAAAGCATAGGGTTAACTTTGCAAAGACTAAGGTTTTGCGTTTTGATGGTGACTCTTGCATGGGAATGTATGAGGGCGAAAAGATTAGCCCTAAGAAATACAATCACAAAATCAGGCTTGCCACTAGCGAAATAAAATCAGACCTTGATTTGTTTTCAACATTAGCGCATGAGTATGTTCACGCATGGCAAATGGAACAAGACAAAGATTTAGGTCACGATACAAAAACAGGTTTCACCCAATGGAGAAATTATTTTAAGGCTTATTACAATATAGATTTGGTTTCATTTTGAATACTCAGGTTTGCAGAAAAAATTGAATACTCAGGTATTCAGGTCTGCGCCGCAGCGAAGTAAGCACTCACTTCAGTTTGCGCCAAATTATACCATATAATTTGCGGGCTTGTCAATAGGTGTAAACACCTATGTTGTATTTTCACACACAGGGTTTTTGGGCGGTTTTTTGTGTATAATGGGACAATAACAGAAAAGGATTACAAAATGGCTAAAATTAAAAAGGTTTCAATTTATGATATGGATGGAACAATCGTTTGTTCTTTGCACAGATACCGCACAATCGTAGATGAAAATGGCGAAAGAATAGATTTAAATTATTGGAGAGAAAATCAAGATTTAGCATTAAATGATTCTCTCTTACCATTAGCCGAACAATATAAAATGGATTTAAAAGATGAATCGTGTTATGTCATTATTGCTACTGCCCGTGTTCTTAATACCCCTGATTATACATTTATTAATCAGATATTGGGCGAACCTGATTATATTATTTCAAGACCTGAGAATTCTAATATCTCTGGCGGTTTATTAAAAATTAATGGTTTGGCTAAATTCTTTAATTTAATTACATTCAAAGATGCTGAATTTACATTTTACGAAGATAATACTAATTATCTAAAAGCGGTTTGTGACAGATTTAATATAAGGGGTGTATATGTACCAAGTAAACAAGGGCATTAATATTGATTATGCCGAAACATTAATTAAAGATTTTTTAGCCGAAGGCTATAATCTTTATGATATTGTAGACATAATGCAAATACCATTAAGACAGATTCTAGATATTTTGACTCGCAGAATAAATTGAATACTCAGGTTTGCAGAAAAAATTGAATACTCAGGTATTCAATTTTGCGCCAATTATACTAGTATAATTGAGCCCGTGTCAAGTTTTTTCGTATAACTTATTTTTTGTGTGTGATTAAAATACCACACCTATTTTTTAAATTTTATGGTAAGATGTGACCTTATCAACTGAAAGCATACATGGCTAAAAAGCAATACTTTTGTATTCTAGACACAGAAACCACAATGGGCGATACTGTTGCAGATTTTGCAATGGTTATTTGTGATCGTGAAGGTCGCATTTATAATCAATGCGCTGTTTTAGTTAATGGGCATTATAATACTATGGAATTATTCCATGATAAAAAAGCAAATGATATTTGGGGTTATGAGGGATTAACTAAACGCAAAATGGGTTATATTGCCATGTTAGAAAATGGCATTAGAATGATTGCGTCAGTTAATGCGATTAATACATGGATTAATCAGGCAATCGGCAAATATAATCCTACATTAACTGCTTATAATCTAGCGTTTGATTTAAATAAATGCGCTAATACTGGTATTAATTTATCAGGTTTTAATCAGAAGTTTTGTTTATGGCAAGCCTCTGTTGGTAATATCTGCAAAACCAAAAAATATAAACAATTCTGTTTAGATAATCACGGTT